TCCGCTATCCAAGCCTTTGCCTGCCAATGCTTTGCGCCTGCTTCGCTTATTGAATCCAGTAAACTCGCCTCTAATTCTCGCCGCGCTTTTTTTATAGCGTCGCGGAATGCCGGCCGGCTTTCCTGCCATCCCTGAATGGTCCGCTCGGGAATCCCTACGGCTTCCGCAGCACGCTCCCAAGTTAATCCCTTGCGGATATATGCGATGACCTTTCCCGCAATCTCTTCGCTATACTTTGTCGGCCGTCCGCCTTTTTCCTCGGGCATCCCTACACTATAACACGGTTTTAAGCTTTCCCAAGGCGCAAAAATCGCGTTTAAACGGCCGCTATCGCGTTTTGATTCGCGGGGAGGGTGAAGATAGCGGGCATGGAATAAGAGAAAGTTGAAAATATTTTAATAAAAAAGCTTGCAAGGTGCGGCATAAGGTGCGAAGATAATTCCATGATGAACACAGAAACAAGCGCCGAAACGGGAACGGCTCAAGCTTCCCGGCTTAAAGACAAAACTTATTTTTTGGTGAGACAGTACAATTCAGAAAACGGCTTATGGTATAGGCACGGGGAATATTCGACAATTGAAGACGCTGAAATGTATCTCGAAAAATGCATGCGCGGGGACTCATTAATGCGCTTAGAAAAACCGGTCAAAGTTAAGTACCAAATTGTAAAAATTCTCGCCGCGCGTGAGGTTGTGAAAACTCTTGGAGGATATATCCGATGAGCGCCGCAACTTGTTCCACCATCTCAGCCGGTGACAGTGTAAACGTTCCCGCAACTTTTCACCTTATGCGGAAAGGTATAAACACGGGGACCGTTGAATCAGTCCGGCGGCGAGCGTGCGGCAAATGGGAGGCTTACGTCGTCATCGAAAACGTGCGTTGGATTTTCCCCGTAGCGCAACTCAAAAAGATTGAGAGCGGCAAATGATCCCCGCAACCCTTACCGTGACATTTCCGGCCCTTGCCGGCGCCATTGCAACCGTTTTCCTTGTGGGAATCCTGCTAGGGATTCTCGCCGGGACAGTAAACCAAAAAAGAAAGTAGGAGGAAACTACCATGCAAACAGTGACAGAAGACAAATCGTATCTAACCACGTCAACCGGTTACCCGGGGACAACGTCCGCGCGTTTCGCGGGAATCAGTACGGCCGACGCGCTTGCGCCGCTCATGGCGGACGGTTGGCGCGTTGCGGAACGTAGCGTCAAAGGCACGCGCTTCGCGGAACGTGTCCCGTATCTCGGGCACGTTGTCCGGTTGAATCATCCCACGCTGCCCGGGAACAGTGAATTCCGGCCGCAATTGGTTCTCAAAAACGGAAACGACGGGACGTCCGCCTTTGTAATGATGGCGGGTATCTTTCGGGCCGTATGTGCTAACGGCATGTATGCCGGTGCGCTTGCCGCTTCCGTAAGGGTCCGGCACGTTGGCAACTCCGGCGAGTTAGCGTCCCTTATCCTGAAAGGCGCTGAGGAGGTAAAATCTTACGTTCCCCGGCTCGCTGATCAGGTGCAACGCTGGCAGGGCATAGAATTAGATTCGAATCAACGCAAACTGATGTTTCACCTTGGCGCGGCAGCGCGTTGGGGCCGGGACGTTGCGGCAGATAAGGCGCGGCGGTCATTCAACCGTGTTCAGGAGAATTATGTGCGGGGATATGGTGCGAGCATATTCGCCGGCCGTCGTTATAGCGTGCGGGCATTGCGAAACATTGACGCAGGGATTCGATTCAACCGTACCTTATGGAATATCGCGGACGTTGCCGCTAACGGTAAGCTTGCGGATTTGCATCTCGCAACGTTTACCCAAGGCGCAAACATCCACGAAACGGCCCGGGACATGGCGCTCGCGCTCGCATCGTAAACAATAAACCCAAAAGGCGCCGGGGACGTTCCAACCGTTTCCCGGCGCCATTATTTTAAACATATGAAAAACTCGAAATATCACTCTTCACCTATATCTAAGAACGAGAAAACCGGCCCCATGTTCGTATCCACAAGCGATCGCAGAACGTGCCCGGATTCATGCCCGCTTAAGGCTAACGGCTGCTACGTCGTCGGCCCGGTTGGCTGGCATTGGGATAAGGTGACGGCCGGGAAGCGGGGGGACACGTTCGCCGGCTTTTTGGAGAAAGTTCGCCGGCTGCCCGGGCAAACTTTTTGGCGCCATAATCAAGCCGGGGACCTGCCCGGGGAAAATGAGGTTATCGATGGCGCCATGTTGGCGGACCTAGTCAAAGCGAACACGGGCCGCAACGGGTTCACCTATACTCACAAGCCGGTCTTAGATAGGCAAAACGGCCCGGTGAAGGAAAACCGGGAAGCTATCGCGGCGGCAAATCGTGACGGCTTCACGGTTAATCTATCCGCCAACGGCTTAAAACATGCGGACGAACTGGCGGCGCTTGGCATTGGTCCGGTTGCTACAATTCTACCCGACGGGATAACTGAAAACACGACAACGCCGGCCGGCCGCAAGGTTGTGATATGTCCGGCGCAGAAAATTGATGGAATGAATTGCGCACGCTGCCGGCTTTGCGCACGCGGTCAACGTTCGGTAGTTGTGGGATTCATGCCGCACGGTGCGGCGAAAAAGAAGGCGGCGGCGATTGCGGCCGTTAACTAGCTAAGGACGCTCCCGCCTTTTGCTTTGTGTTCTATCCGCAAAGCAAACACGGGACCGGCGGACGCTGGACCATAAAGAAAACATAAAAGAAGGAAAAACATATGATTAAAGAGTTAGATATAATAGAAGACGGCTGCGAGTATTATGATGACGTTTACGCGTCGTGGTACCCGGTGCCGGCTTTTTGGGTTGGGGACCATGCCGGGACGCATACGCATAGAATAAGGCGCCATGAATAGCTTTGGGTTAGGAGTTATTTTTGGCGCCATCATGGCGGCCGTCTTTTGGGTACTGTTTAGAAAGTAGTACCCGGGCCGGCTTGGGTTTTATCCCCTTGCCGGCTTTTTATTTTACTCAATTCATACAATTCCTATCAACTTACTAGGAATTATTCCGATTTTTCCGGCTGTCCCCATATTCTATTGGCTAAACCAAAAGTGCCTATTAAGGAGCGAGATTCCGCGCGTGCGGATAGGATTTTATTTTGAAATTTCCCGCTGGAGATTTTCCAGCAGGTTTTGATTTTTGGTTTTTGACCTACCTGCCAATGGACACGCAACAAGCCTTGTTACCCAAGGATTCTGGCAATTTCGCTTTTATAGGCCGTATCTTTGATTGGGTGGTGGGGGATATGCCCTTTGCGTCAATCCTCGTTTCTAGGGCCATTTCCGCTCGATTGCGGGGCATTGTGGAGCCTTTTTTCACCACTTGCGGCAACTCCAGTATCTGGCACTGGTCTTAGAGGGGGGTTGCGAATCGCACCTATGTCTGGCCCGGAAGCTCTTCCTACGGGCAGGATTGGACTTCTTGATGGTCATCTTGGGGTCACCGAAGCGGATGGTCTTAGATTTGCCGCCTGAGCATGCCCGCACTACAAACTTCTTGGACCCTCCCGGGGTGCGTCTAGGGCTATTACAGGGTAGGTTTCGTGGGTTCATTCAGTGCCTCCGCTAGTTTAGCTATCTTTGCCTTATGCCTATCAATAAACCCGTTTAGGTCTTCAAGGTCCGCAATCATCGCATCCATGTTAGCCTGATAAACCTCATGGCTACAGTTGGCAAGCACATCCCCGAAGAACCGATCCACCGCTTGGCCTTCATCATGCGCCATACCTTGGGTTGGATCGTGGACTTCCGCTTGGACCGGGAGATCCCAAGACGCTTCCTGCGGTTCATGTTGGCGTATAGACCTTGTTTCATTTGGCTAGTATAGCACGAACGCCTTGCCTCTAAAAGTATTTGTCGCTCTTTTGCAAATTTACTTTTGCTGGAAGTATCTGAAGATTGTTTGGGGCATGCATTCCACCCTTTGATATTGGTTTTATGTGGTCAACATGAAACTGTATTCCAGTGCATTTGGTAATTCTTTGAGATGACTCATAAATTGAGTTTATTGCAGATCGCTCAATCTTTGAATTTCTTGAGCGCTCCTTAAGTTTTTGCCTTCTTGCTGCCGCATACTCCACATATCTTGCAGAATTCTTGCTGTAATGCTTCCTAAACCATTCGCGCTTCTGCTTTCTTACAATCTCAATATTCTTTGCCTCCCATGCCTTCTTATGGGCGGCGTGCCTCCTTGGGTTTCTTTTCTGGCTTCTTGATGCAGCCCGCTTGCTTATTTCGCACATGTTTTTAAACGATTCTGGCGATGCCCATCTTTCGCTAACCCTCACAGATCCATCTTTCCGATTACGCCTTTCATAACCCCAAAATTTAAACCCGTCTTCCCGTTCCTCACCAAAAACTCTTTGCATCACTTGTATTATATACAGCAAAAATACCACTAGTCAAATTTTTGATAAATAAAAACACTTACGCAAGATTTGAGATGCTTCACACTCCTTAACCACCGCAGAAAATATTTTGGACCGCCGCAGCACCACCGCACAAATACCCCTTATAAGGGGTATTTGTTGCGGTAGTTGCGGTATGCGGCAAAAAGCGAATTGTTGCGGTACCGCAGAAACATTTGTTGCGGTGGTCATAAATCTTGCGTAAGTCGCATTTCTGCAAAAACCATTATCAAC